GGTAACATCGGCCAGCGCCTTGATTCGCTCCGGGCCAGGGGTGTTCTTCCCGGAAAGATACTGACTGATCGCGGCCTTGGAAATCCCGGCCTGTTCGGAAAGGGCCGATTGCTTCAAATCGGCCTGTTCCATTGCGTACTTCAAACGCTCTGCAAAGGTGTTCACGCTTATAACCTCCTATTTGTTTTTTTTTGTGGAAAACCAACTTCTTCAAGCCGTTTCCGAAGTTCTGACATGAATTCACGGGTTCGGTTGATTGGTAGGCCAGCGGCCAGCCGTTCTTCCTCAAAGTCGAATCGGATTTCCAGCTGGTCAACCGAATAATCAGCCCGGAAGGTTCGCCAAGTATGGTGTTCCATATCCAGCAGCCTTGCCCATAAATCCGGGAAATGCTTTCGTAGTTTTCGCAATGCATCAAGACTCTGAAGGGGACAACACCAACAGGAAACCCGATTAAAGATGTCATACAAGCCGCCCCAATCAAAACCGGCATCATAGCAATACTTCAAGCAATCCGCTTCAGTCCAACCCCATTCCTCCAGCGGGTGACGATGTTCGGGGTTCTGGTTATGCTCTCGGTTCAAACGGGCTTGTTCATCAGCGGCAAGGCCAATAATCTGAACCATGCTGTATTGGTTCCGTAAATCATCCAGATACTTGTTGATCACTCTGGTTTTCAATAGCTCGGTACACCAACGGGCTTTTGGCCCCGGCCAACTCCAACCAGATTTATCTTTCAACGCAGGATTGCTCCGCTTGGGCTGATACTCAAACATCAAATATTCAAAAGATTTTTCAGATTTCAGCCGTGTAAACTTGATCCCGGCTCCGGTGAAAATCTGTTCAAGTCGGTTGATATGCTCAACCATTGCCGGGAACTCCATTCCGGTGTCACAGTAAATGACTTCATGCAACGGATATGTAACCGGGTCTTGCTGGTGCCGCTTCAGCCATTCAAAGCCAAGGGCGGTGGAATCCTTACCACCTGAAAGGGACAGAATCCAATATTCAGGTTGGGGGGTATTAGGCGCATACATCTTCAACCCTCCATCAAATAGCCTTGAAGGTGACTTCATGGCCGGGGTTTTCAGCAACCAGTTTGGCCTTCAAATCATCCACCATCATGTTGTTGTCAAGGGCGGCTTGAACAACATCCACCAGCTTTTTCCCATCAAGGAACGCCCACACGGTTTTCCGCTTTCTTCTCATTTAGATTTCCTCCTGAAATTCACAGTCACAATCCGCACAGATAACACGGACTTCCTTTGTGGCTCTGATAATGGCCCCGCAACAGGAACAAACATATTTTCTGGAACTTGATCCCCCCTTGCTGGAACCCTTCAAGCCAAGTGGCCGGGGCCGTACAAGGGTAAATCCCTGTTTTCCAAGGCTCTGAACAAATTCAAGGGCTCCCGGGGAAAGCGTGGTTTTATGCCATCCGTACTTTTCGCCCTTCTCCACCGTCAGGCCGTGGGCTTCAGCAGTTTCCTTGAACTTCTTGTTGTGGTAGGTGCCAGATCGTGAAGTGTCTTGAACACCGTCCTGAAGGTTCTGAAGATGAACCATTTCATGGATTAGGGTTTCACAGGTTTCTTCAAAAGGCCGGTTCAGGTATTCGGCGCACAGATTGATTTCATAGTGGCCTTCATCTTCCCCAGCCTTCCAAGCCTTCCAGCAGGTACACCAGCCATAAGCCCCCACGGGTATGATCCGGGGAAACAGTGATCACGGGCTTTTCCAACTTGTCAGCGAAGAACCGGGTGTTGAACTTTGAAAATAAATCTTCAAGTTCTGCAATCACCGGCTTCAGGCTTGTCAGAACGAAGAATGACTTTGTAAAGGCCGCTTTCGTTGACGATATACATTTCTCGCATTTGACCACCTGACACGAGTTTGGTTCGGGTCAGCTCATCGGGGTCTAAACGCTCTGCCGTTTTGTTCGTGTCGGAAAGATTGAGTACCTGACACACATCTTTCAGAACCCACCACGGTTCACCATCTGTAACAATGGTTCTTACAGGAACTTCTCCATAATTGAAAATCTGAAGGTCATTCATGTTTTTCATCCTCCACTTTAGGCTGCTCGGTGCTTTGTTGCTCTGCTTTGAATGCCATTCCTTCTCCAAAGGCCAGCAGTTTTTCTTTTTCTAGATCGGACAGATTAGGAATGACCTTTCCGAAGGTGTCAAGAATCTTCTTTTCCTTTTCAGACATTATGTTTCACCCCTTTCAATGGTGAGTTCGATTTGCTTTGTTTTCGTCTATGAAGTTATTATAGCCGTCTAAGACGATGTTGTCAACATATTTTTACGTCATTGAAGAAAATTCTTGACAATGACGTATTTTAATGATATTGTTAGTAACAAGAAAGGAGGAGATACCCTTGAACGAACGCATAAAAAAATTGCGTAAGGCCCTAGACCTCACGCAACAAGAGTTTGCAAATCGAATTGGGACAACGGCTAACGTGCTTACTAACTATGAAACTGGTCGCAGAAACCCTTCTAGTTCAGTAATTAACAACATCTGCAAAGAATTCAATGTTAATGAAACTTGGCTTCGCACCGGTGAAGGGGAAATGCTTATCCAACTTTCTAAAGATGAAGAAATTGCGGCTTTTGTTGGTCAAGCCCTTTCAACTGAATCCGATACGTTCAAAAAACGATTTATTGTCATGCTATCTAAACTGGATGAATCAGATTGGGAAGTGCTTGAAAAAATGACAGCTAAAATGGAAAAAGACTAATCCCGAAGGATTAGCCCTTTTCCAAAATTGCTTTAACGAATTGGTAGATGATTTTTAATCGCCTATCATCTGCCAATTTCAGCAGCATCAAGATTTCATCACGCATTAGTTTTCACCCCAAGCAACCGCACGTTTAAAGGTAGCATCTACATTTTAGAACATTTGTTCTGAATTTGCAAGAGGGAAATTTATCAAAACACCCAACACAATGTAAAATAAAGGGATGATAATTGATGTTCAGAAAAAAAGAAAAATGTCCTATTTGCGGTGATAAACTAGATAAAAAATATCACACTACTCTATCAGACGGAAATATTTGCTATTCATGTTCTAGGCTTTCCAACAAATCAGCATTCGCTTCACTGGATCAGGTTAAGCGGGCATGGGAGGAAAACCATAATCGGTTTCAAAACTTTAAAGAAAATATGGTATATACATATCCCTTAGGCGGCTATTTATTTGTCGATACAGAACACCGCTGGGCTTTTTTATCCCATACAAAAAAGCCAAAAACTGAACCTGTAATTTTCAATTTTTCTGAAGTGGAGGAATACCGGATTGAACAAGTGGGACAAAAAACCATTACCAAAACCAAAGGCGAGATTGGTCGGGCAGTTGTCGGGGGAGCGATATTCGGTGTCGTCGGAGCCGTTGTCGGTGCCTCCACGGCCAAGACGGAAACCAAACAAGTGAGCGGCATTCCAATTATTTATGTTGAATTGAACTTGAATGGTCTAAAAACTACCGTTCAATTATCAAATCCACCAGTAGAGGCTAGGAAGATTCTCGATTCTATGATTGACGAAGGGTAAATTACAAGGGAATTCCTTCAACATCCAAGATCAAAACCCTTCTGGTTCTATTTTCATACTTCTTATATACTTTTTTTTTCTTTTATATTTGAAGTAATTGCACAATCTTGGATGTTGAAGGAATATTCCAAACCTCTTGCCTTGTCGGGCTTTTGGTTCATTCAACATTCATTCAAAATGCAAAAAAAATGACCGCCCCCGGTGGTGGCACACCGGAAGCGGTCAGGCGAAACAAACCCCTTTTGAAGTTAATGTTTCAACCTCCATTGAACATTATATCACACTGGGGTTGGCTTTGCTATACCCATTTCCACGAAAGGACAGGTGATATAATGCGAAACCCTAATGGGTTCGGCACTGTTGCCCGGTTATCAGGCAACAGGCGAAGGCCCTTCATCATTAAGAAGGTTGTTGGTTGGAATAATAAAGGGCATCCTATCTATGACATTGTGGGATATGCAGCCACACGGGAAGAAGGCTTGATGATCCTTTCTGAATACAACCGTGATCCTTGGGATGTTGACCGGGCCAAGATTACCATGAAGGAATTGTTTGAATTCTGGAAAGAAAAGAAGGCTCCCAAGCTGGGGGAATCTAACCGTTCATCTTTGTGTTCAGCGTTCAAGCATTGTTCAGCGCTATGGGAAAAGCCCTATAAACAAATCCGGTCATATCAAATGCAAGAAACTATTGACGGTTGCGGGAAAGGGTACAGTACACAGGCGGCAATCAAAAACTTGTGGGGCCATCTTGACCGGTTCGCTTTAGAAATGGACATAATCAACCGGTGCTTTTCTGATCTTCTCACTTCTGATCCAATTCCACCAACCAGCCGCCTTCCCTTCAGCAAGGATGAAGTAAAAAAGGTTTGGGCGCATCGGGAACAGCCTTGGGTTGATACCGTCCTGATCCTGATATATTCCGGGTGGCGAATCAGTGAACTTCTGAATTTGAAACCTGAAGATATTGACCTTCAGGCCGGGACGATGAAGGGCGGAACCAAAACCAAAGCCGGGAAGGATCGGGTGGTTCCTATCCATTCCAAAATCAGGGCATTGGTTGAAGCCCGTCTTGCTGAAGGTGGCCCCCGCCTAATTGGCTACAATGGAAGGGCCTGTTCCCAAACTCAATATCGGGTGTTTTGGGCGGATATTATGAAGGCTCTTGAAATGAACCACACCCCGCATGAATGCCGCCACACCTTTGAAACCCAACTGGACAGCGCCGGGGCAAATCGGAAGTGTATTGATCTTCTCATGGGACATGTGTCCAAGGACACGGGAAACCGGGTCTATAATCACAAGACCTTGGATGAACTAAAAGCCGCCGTGGAACTGATGGAATAGAGGTTCAGCGTGGTGAACATTACAAGCCGTTGAACGCTGAACTAATAACACGATAGTAACAAAAAAGGCGGGAATCCCTGAAAATACAAGGATTCCCGCTTCTTCTGTGTTTATTATACCATAAATCATGAAGGATGCAAAAAGTTATCACTACTAAACCTGGCTTTTTTCAAACATAAAGAAGCCTCCTGCGGGATCATTCGGGGGCTTTAAACGGATCACTCATTATCGTAGCAGATCGCCTGGAAATCAACGTTATCCGCACGCATCGCGCAGGCAAAGCAGCCCTCGTCCCCCAGCACCGACGCGCCGTCCAGCCCGTCC